CAAGAACAATCTGATGATCCAGTGCCAGAAGAACCAATGTGCCTCCCATGTAAGTAAGTCCCACTAAGATAATCTCTAAACATAAATTTTTTTACATTTTAAAAGAAAAAAGTTTTCTTTTACCTTCGCCTTTTATTTTGGTGCGTTTTCCGAGATGCTTAAAATATCTTTCTGATAATTTAAATTACTTATTTTTTTTATCTTTGAGAACTTTTAAACGGACATACATTATCATACCAACTTGCCAAATACGTTTATGGGGATATTCTCCCTTCTTGTATAACCTTTCTAACTTTTTAATAGTATTTTTTACATCTTTAACTGTTTTATATTTAATTGGAATTGTATCAGAGGGATCTTTATCAATGTAAACATCGAATGATTTATCGGGATTATCCGGATGATATAAAAAATCTCTTTTGTCACTTTTTTTTCTGATAGTCTTCTTTTCTCTTCCACCCTTTTGTCCTTTACAGATATCTTTTGTTTCTCCCAAACCATATTTTTTATCAATATATCTCATATCTTTTGTCAACTTACGACATTCTTCTGGTTTCTTATTTTTACGATAAATACGTAAGACATTAAATCTTGCTTTTTTTGCAACTGCTGCTTCTCTTCTCGATTTTGTTTTATTTTTTTCTCGGTTGATACCTTCTTCAATGGCTAATATCCTTTTCTTTTGTGGATCACTTAATTTATACTTATGTTTTTTATTCTTGTATGTTAAAAGTCTTAGTTTAGGTAAAGTTACTGACCTTCTTTTTGACCTTTTCCTTCGGATAGTTTTTACCATATATATATAAATCATAAAAAAAACTTTATAATATAGAATTGATGGTTTAATTTATATTACTAATAGTATGTGTTAAATCATTCATAATCATAGACCATAGAGGTGGTATAGAGTGAAGATTATCTATAATACCTTCTCTTATAAGTGTATAATCGGTATTTTCAAAATTAATCACAGAACCAATATTATATTTATCAAAACTTAGTTCCATGAAGTGTTCATAATCAACCGCATTTATCTTGTTTGCCAAGTAATAATTCTTATTAATATGTATTGAGTCTATAAAATTCTCTATATATGTTTGTTCTAATGGAATACGATACATTTTAAGATCACACTGTTCTCTAAGTTTATCTTCCCTTTTCTGACAACTATAGATATATTCTTTCATTTCACTGAATGTATTTTCTTTTGTAAAAATGTCCAAAGTGTAAGTCGAAAGAAACCATATTAGAAGCAGTTTAAACATGATAATCTATATAAAGTTATTATAATAATTAAAATTTAGAATATTTCAAATTTATAAAAAATCATCTTTATAAACATAAGCTACAATACCAGCTACAAAAAAATCAGTAATTGCTAATGAGATAAATAATTTTCCTATGGTATTAATGCATTTATTAAATTCTTCTTCATCTTTTTTATAATCTATTTCATCATAATCATGGAATACCATTATATATAATATATATATATGTTTACATGTTGTCGATATAAAAAATGTAATTGGTGTAAAAAGAGAAAAGAAGATGTATGGACAATAAAAGTATGGTGTAAATATTACAAGATGAATATATGTGAAGACTGTTATGATATAAAACGTAATCGTAGATATTAACCTTCAGTTACATTAAGTTGGGGTTTATTTTCGTAAGTTTCTAGTCCATAAAATTCTATTATGATAAACGCCACGATACCTTGTATTAGCATAAGACAACCAAAACACAATAAGCAATAAAATATACAAATGCGACATTTTTTATCATACTCTTCTTTGTTTATTCTCTGTTGAGTTGTTAATTCTATATCAGGATATACTGGGTAATATCCCATTTCATTTATAGTATTAATTAGTAATTATGTCAAATTTGTATTTATTTCTTTTTTCTCGTAGTAATACGTCTTTTAACTTCTTTGCGTTGAGTCCTTCTAGGGGCAGAACGCTGAGTTCTTCTAGGGACAGCACGCTGAGTTCTTCTAGGGACAGCACGCTGAGTTCTTCTAGGGACAGAACGCTGAGTTCTTCTAGGGACAGCACGCTCCACCCTTCTAGAGACAGAACGCTGAGTTCTTCTAACTTCTTTGCGCTGAGTTCTTCTAGGGACAGAACTTGGAATCTTTCTGATAGGTTTAATGGATTTCTGTATCTTTCTGGTAGGTTTGACGGGCTTCTGAACCTTTCTGGTTTGTTTCCGAACCTTGCGTATTCCACCAGTAGATTTCTTTTCTTCTGATTTTTCTAATTGAATAATCTTTCTAGGTATGAGTGGTTCAAAATGATGTCTACCTTTGGTGACACCTTTTTTACCGAAATTATGGTATAAATAGATGTCTTTTGAAGAGGGTAATGTGCTGTAAGATAAATCTTTGAGTTCATAACCTAAACCTATGTTGTTTAATCGTTCATTCTGATCTTTAGGATTTTTAGATGTAAAAACACGAAGATTCCTTTGCAATAATTCAGAAACAGCATATATTTCTATTTGTCCAGCATAAGTTCCTCCTGTATTCATATATTCTAGATATTCATCAACTGTTGTATATGCTGGGTCTCTATCGTTTTCTTCTGCTATAGCTACTTCATTTTGAACAGTTTCTTCTATTTCCATACGAATTGTTAAACCAATACCTTTCACAACATAATCTAAATTTTTCTTTAACCAATCGACTACCCTTCTTCTTAAAGCCTTAGATTCTTTCTCTAAGTTAAATTGAATATTTTTAATTTTCTTAGGGTCTCTGGTATGTTTTAAAACTGGATTTTTTTCAAAGTGTAAGATAGATGCTACAGAATGAAAAAAGCAATCTCCATCACCAGGAACACTTAAATGATAAAAATCTTTCAACTTCATGTTATAATATAAGTTATATTTTCATTTAAGAGAATATGGATAAATATAGATAAATGGAACGTATTTCATGGGATGAATATTTCTCAAAAATAGTTGTTGCTACATCAGAAAGATCACCATGTGAAAGATTACATGTCGGTTGTTTACTTGTAAAAGAAAACCGTATTGTAAGTCAAGGATATAATGGGTTTTTACCTGGATGTCCGCATGAATCAATCGTCAGAGAGAATCATGAACAGGCTACATTACATGCGGAACAAAACGCACTTATGGATTGTGCGAAAAGAGGTGTAAGTTGCGATGAGTGCACAGCATATATAACACATTATCCATGTATTATATGTACAAGACTACTTTTAGCAGGAGGAATAAAAAAAATAAAATATGTAAATGATTACAAGAATGATGAGTTAGTCCAAAAGTTTACAGATCAATGTAATGTTGTAGTTGAGAAGTTATGATTTAAACCTTTGAACATATAATACTATATAATAAAATGGATCCTTGGTATTTTCTAGACCTAGAAACAAATGTAAAAGATGGTGATGAAACACTTGAGCTTATGGATATAGCATCTGTGTATCCAAATGGTTCATGGGATTTAAACACCGAAGAATATGATGGAGTCATCATATACAATGGTAAAGAATATACATCAATTGAATATGATAATACGAATAAAAAACTGAAATGTAGTGGTGGGGAGACAGTTATATATACATTAATTGTGAAGTAAAGGTTAATAAATCATGAAAGTGGAATATTTATTCTACTAATTTAAACCCTTCTTTTTAATGTCCTTTTTCGTGATTTCTTTCTTTTTTTCTTATTTGTTCTCTTTCTTAATTTTTTACCACCTCCTTGATATTTTTTGTCTTCTAACAATAATCTTTGACCCAATGTTTTATTTTCTCCATTTGAATCACCTGATATTGTTTTATTACCTAAATATGGATTTCTACTATCATATTTCATTAATTCTTCTGTAATTAAATGAGAAAAATCATAAAAATCATCAGTAACATTATCATCAGTTAATAACTTTGCAAATGATAGTCTTTGTCTAGCATTCATTCTTGCTAAAGCTTGTAAAACATCATAAACACCTTGTCTTTTAGTTGTTTCTTCTAAATACCGTGTTCCTTCGTATTTCCTAGGTCTATGAATATAACCAAAAGGGACCCTTTGATTTCTTGAAGTAATTGGTAAATGATATAATGGAGGAGCATTCGCACTTCTGATTACTTCTATTTCATCTGGTTTATGTTTATCATCGATTCCTTGTTCTTTTAATAATAAAGCATTCATAGCTGCATTTGTAAGAGGTAAACTATTACTTCCATCTTCAATAAAAAATTCTTTCTCTGGAAATGGATTATCCTCAAGATATGTTAACATATTTCCTTGTCTAGTTATTTCACTTTTATATCTGTCATGTTTAATATCGTAAACATTAATATCAAATCCATTGTTAACGATTAATCGTATGTATGTATCAAAATAATTAGGATTAATATATTTAGTATTATTAATTGAACCTAAAACAGAAATATAATTATCAACACCTATTGTATTATTTCTAAATCGAAACATTTGATTAATATAAATAATTCTATTTAACTCATCTTCATCAGTAATTACTAAACTTTTTAAAAGGCCGAAAAAAAACTCTAATTGATTTAAGAAAGAAAGAAACATATCAGGAGATCTATGAAAACCGGCACCTGTTGCTTTTCTCCCTGAAAGTATAAGATATGAAAGTATCGTGTTTTGTTGCCAGGTGTTTGATACTTCTTTAATAAACAAATCATCTAATGTAAGTGGTCTATAGAATAAATCTGTAGTTTCTTTTACAAGATTAATTTGTTCTTTAAAATTATTAGGGGAATTTTTAGCAGTATCCAATAAAAAATTTCTAATTTTTTGATCCGCTTCCATTCCTTCCAAATGATTGACATCTTTTAAAAATGATATATTCCCTATATATGTTGAAGGACCTGTATGTGGTATTTCACTAGGTATTGTTTGAAATTCCATATATATATATATATATATATATTATAATCTGTTTAAAAGTAAAACATTTACTTAATCTTTTTATACTTGAAACAACCTTCAGTTAATTTTATTTTATTTTCTCTCCATTTTCGTGAAGCTTCATCAAAATCAATGATAGGGTAATCGTTACCAATCATCTTTCCTGAACGCAGTATCATATTTTGTTTTATAATAGTTTTATCAATTATTCAAATTTATATCATTCAAAGTAGTATTGGTAATTATTAATAATTAATAATATCAACAGGTGTTGGTATTTGATAGTATGTATTAGTCATTGCTGTTTTAGGTAGGAATAACATCTCACAATATTTTTCCATTTGTAATTTTATATTTTCTTTTTTTAATTCAGAAATTTCTATTTTTAATTCAGCTATTTCTTCTTCTTTTTCTTTTCTGAGATCTTCTAATTCTTCGTTCATCTTATCAATTACATGTACCATCGCAGGTATTTCATTATAATAATCATGTATCATAGGTTCAATCATAATATGTAGATATTATGCATTAAAATTTTAAATAATTACAAATTTGAAGTATTTACACCTTTGAACATTTAAAACGCATTCTAATTATAAATTTGATAAAAGTATTTACCATTAAGTAAACAAAAAATGGCATCTTTCTTAAAAGAAATGGAAACTATTATTAAAGAAAATGAAAAACTAAGAGAAGAAAATGAAAAACTAAGAGAAGAAAATGAAAATAAACAATTATATAATGAAAATATAAAACACAGAGTCCAAATAAATGAAAAAAATAGAGAAATAAGTGAAATACTAATTATTTTAGATAAGTATAAACAAGATAAAATTAGTAGAGGTAAAAAGATTAATTCACTAATTAAACATCTTAATGAAATTACTATAGAAAAAGATAAATTAAAAATAGAAAAAGATAAATTAAAAATAGAAAAAGATAAATTACAAGAAAGTTTTGATAAATATCATAAAAACGCGAATGAAAAAGCAAAAATGATGCAAACTCAGTTATCTAAATATACGATGGGTATTAATCAACGAGACCAACTAAAAAAGTGGTTTGATGAAAATTGTGGTTGTTTTAATTATAGATTAGGAAAAGAACTTTATGATATTATTAGTCAATAGGCGTTTTAAATGTTCAAAGGTGTAAAAATAAAATATGTTACGTGAAAAATATATATGTAATAAATCGGCGACAACGATTCAAAAACATTTTAGAGGATATTCGGCAAGAAAGAAATAAAACCATTTAAAAGAC